AGTATCTTTAAATTTAGTATTATCAGGTGCAGATCAAACATTTATATCTACAGTTTTAAATGAGAATATAGTTAATGATTCTGTCACTATTTTTAGAGGATTATTAGACTCAAACAATTCTATTATAGCAGACCCAATATTATTATACTCAGGAAACATAGATACATTTGATATTGCTGAGTCTGAAACAGAGTCTAATGTTCAGCTTACTGTAGTATCTCATTGGGCTGATTTTGAAAAGAAGTCAGGTAGAAAAACAAATAATAGTTCACAACAAAGATTTTTTAGTACAGATGTTGGTATGAATTTTAGTTCTCAAACAGTATTAGATATTAAGTGGGGTAGAAAGTAATGACAACATTTGACGAGATTATTAATTTTTACAAATCATTTAATAGATACAAAAACAATACATACGAAGAATTATATTATCACATAGAACAATCTATTAATTTTAATCAATACAAAATATTTAAAGATAAAGAAATATATGGTTTTGTTAATTGGGCTATGGTCAATAAAAAAACAGAAGATTATTTTTTAAAAACAGGAGAAGTGTTAGATTGGCATTGTGGAGACTTGATGATTCATATTGATTTTCTTGCTAATAAAAATATTAGAAAAATATATAAATGGTCTAAAAACAATTTAGCAAAAATTATTGGATTAGGTAATAGCACTAATTGGATAAGATTGAATAATACAAACAAAATAAGAAATATTGTAAAAAAAAATATTAAGGATAGTTGGTTATGGGTGGAGTAGTCAAAAGTGTTGTAAAAGCTGTAAGTAAAGTTGCTAAAGTAGTAAGAATTGGTAAATTTCTAAGTAGTATAAATCCATTTGTAGCTTTGGGTGTATTTGCTGTTGGTTGGTTATTTATGCGATCTATGAAACAACCTGAAGTACCTGACTTTGGAACTAATGATTTTGAACAACAAGAAAGAGGAATACTACTTAATAAACAATCAAATAACTCAAACATACCTGTAATTTATGGAGAAAGACTTGTAGGTGGAACAAGAGTATTTATAGAAACATCAGGTACAGATAATGAGTTTTTATATGTTGCTTTAGTATTGTCAGAGGGAGAAATAAACTCAATAGAAGAAATAAGAGTTGATGATAAAGTAGTCACTTTTGATGGAGCATTATCAGACAATACACAAAGAAGTGTTGCTAGTTCAGATTCTAATTTTTTTAAAGCAGACCCAAATGTAGAGGGGTCATCAGCAGAAAGTACAATCACAATAGAGCCACACTTTGGAAGTGATGGACAAAGTGCTTCATCATTATTATCAGGTTTATCATCTTGGGGAAGCAATCACAAACTATCAGGTCTTTGTTATCTAGCATTAAAATTTAAGTGGAATCCTGATGTGTTTGGTGGAATACCTGTAGTACAAGCTAAAGTAAAAGGAAGAAAAGTAGTTACATTAGCTTCTAATTTATCTGAACAAACTGCATCTTTTTCAACTAATCCAGCTTTTTGTTTATTAGATTATTTAAGAAACGAAAGATATGGAAAAGGTCTAGCCACATCAAGTTTAGATTTACAAAGTTTTTATGATGCTTCACAAATTTGTGAAACACAAGTCACACCATTTTCAGGTGGTAGTAATATAAATATTTTTGATACTAATGCTGTAATAGATACATCAAGAAAAGTTATTGATAATGTTAGAGAACTTGTAAAAGGAATGAGAGGTTATCTTCCATATGTTCAGGGTAAATATAAATTAGTTATTGAAACAACAGGCACAGCTTCAGTATCACTTACAGAAGATGATATTATTGGTGGATATAATTTAGCATCTCCATCTAAAAATTCTAAATACAACAGAGTTATTTGTTCATTTATTAATCCTGATAGAAACTTCCAAGTAGATGAAATTCAGTACCCAGCAGTAGATGATAGTGGATATGCAACAGCAGATAAACACGCAACAATGAAAACAGCAGATGGTGGTTTTTTATTAGAGGGTAGATTTGATTTTAAAACTATTACTTCTCCATATCAAGCTGAAGAAATGGCTGAGATTATATTAAGAAGATCAAGAGAAAGTTTAGGTCTTAATATTACTTGTGGATTTAGAGCATACGAACTTCACATAGGAGATATTGTTAATATTACTTTATCAAGTGTTGGATTTACTACAAAAGCTTTTAGAGTTTTATCAATGACATTTAATGAAGATTACACAATATCTTTACAATTAGTAGAGCATCAGGATAGCTTCTATACATTTGCAACAAAGGGTCAGGTAGCAAGTACACCTACAACTACTTTACCAAATCCTTTTTCTATTCAACCACCAGCTGGTTTAACATTATCAGATGAAATGATTGAATATGCTGATGGTGTTGTATTGACTAGAATGAACATTATAATAACACCTAGCACAGATAAATTTGTTCAATATTATCAAGTAGAAACAAAACAAACTACTGAGTCTAATTTTAAAATTATATCAAATGGTACACAATTAAGGCATGAATTACTTAATGCTGTAGATGATGCTACATATGATGTAAGGGTTAAAGCAATAAACAGTTTCGGTATTTCTAGCACATATGTTTCAGCACAAAGAAAAATAGTTGGAGCAACAGAAATACCAAATGATGTTGATGATTTATCAGTATCAATGGTAGGCTCAAATCAAATGGAGTTATCTTGGACACCTGTCACAGACTTAGATATTTCATGGTATGAAGTAAGATACCAAGATGTTCAAAGTGGTGCTTTATGGAATGACAGTACACCACTTGCAAAAGTAGTAAGAAGAAAATCAAACTCTTTAGTAGTAAATGCACAAACAGGTAGTTTTTTAATAAAAGCTGTTGATAAACTAGGAAATGCAAGTGCAGAAGCTTCTATTGTGACTACTAATATTTCAGGATTACAGCAATTTAAAAACATATTAACTGTGAGTGAATAATGGCAGATTTTTTAGGAACAAGAGATAGTAATGTAGCTTTATCAGAAGATAATGCTGGTAGAAAAGTATTGATATTAGATACTATTACACAGTTTGATAGTGGTGTTGGTAATATAGAATCAGCAGAGGGAGTGTTTGATCTTGGGGGAACAGACTCTACTTCTAATCCAACAAACTTTAATTCTAACATACAATCATCAGGATTTTATACATTTGCTAATACCATAAGCTTAGATGCAATTTATGATGTAAATTTAGGTGTTGTTATTGGAATGACATCAGAAGATGAGTACGATTTATTTGACTCAGGTAGAGGTGCAAGTTTATTTGAAGATGCTAAAGCACCTTTTGATGGTAGCCCTGAAGTTCAGGCTGGAGCAGAAATACAGGTAGGAGCAAGTGACACAAGTTTAGCAAGTATTACTAGCTTTCAAAAAATTGCACAACAAAGTACAATAAAAGGTAGATTTTTTAAATTTAGATGTAAGATTACCAGCGATAATAACAAGGTCAGAGCAAAAGTTCATACTTTGCAATACAAGATAAATTTTGAATTTAGAACTGAATCAGGAGAAGATGTTGTTGCATCAGCTTCAGGTCAAGCAATTACATTTACAAATTCTTTTTACGCAACTCCAAGTATTGGTATTTCAGCACAAGGATTGCAGACAGGAGACTATTATCAGATCACAAGTAAATCTAAAACAGGCTTTACAATAAGGTTTTATAATAGTAGTAATACAGGAATAAGCCGAACATTTGATTATCAAGTGTTTGGATATGGGTTGAAATCATAACCATTTTAAAATATAAGGATTAACATGAGTCAAGTATCAGATGTAGTTTTAGCCAATCAAGGATTTGCTTCTTTTAGAACAGAATTAAACAATATTCTAGGAGCAGTAAATACAAGTCATTTAGGCACTTCAGCACCAAGTTCAGTTGCACAAGGTACGATTTGGGTAGATTCAGGAACATCAGGAGTTTTAAAAGTTAAGATTAATGATGGCTCAGATAATATAGAGTTATTTCAAATTAATATTTCATCAAACGCAATCACTAGCACAATGTCAGTCACAGGTACTATATCTGAAACAGATCCAAATGCTTTGCCACTAGCGATAGCTTTAGGA